GTACAACATCTTCCGGATTACGATAAATAAGTTGAAGACGATATTTGTATCCATCACCAACAGCAACAGGCTTGGAAAGAATCCGAGCTTTGACGCCGTTAGGAGAAATGACCATGTGTTGTTGCTTCAGCCAGTTAGACTTGAAAGTAACTTCAAAAGCAGCTCCGTACTTACCGATAGTAGTACTAGAACCATAGTCATGAGAAACCACAGCATCAGACGACTTCATACGTCCGAATACAGGCCAGTGGTATTCCACATCCTCAATGTTAATAGTTTTGAATCCACCTTTTTGTCCTTCAGTCAGGAAGGTAAGTGGAAAGCGTTTGTTATCTGACCCCATCAAGTGAGTAATTACAGGGTTGAGGGTGTCAGCCTTAGTAAGACGCATGGCCGCAAGACTTTGGTTAGTGGTAAACCCACTACCGTCAAAAGACTCGTGAACAAGAATCCTACTAGAGTTCTGATTAATTAGCGTATCAGCCATTTTTAGTAAGATATTAAATTATACAATTAGTTAATTATCCAAGAAGCTGATCAATAGTTAAATTAGCAGCATCAGTTTTCTTGGATGAGCTGGCACCTTTTGTACTTGTAAAATCTCCTTTACCCACTTTACTAGCACGAGCCACTAAGTCTCGTAGCCTAGTAACTTGTTTAGTTTTAGCTTTGCTGTCAACAAGTTTAGACATATCATAACCCTTATATCTAAGATAATCAAACATAAGAGTAGTAGGTATATCTTCACTTTGTCTATCAACCATAGCTTGTGATAGGTTATCCTTTACAGGCCGGGCAAGGTATTCAAAAAAGCCCACCTTATCTTGGTCAGGGATAGTCAGATCACCAACTTTACCCTGAGTTATAGTTTCCTGAACATCATTCCAGTAAGCTTCTTGTTTACGTTCTTGCTCTTCAACTTGAGCTTGCAGCATTGCATCACGTTTATCAGAAACTTCCTTTTCATGAGCAGTAAGATCTTCAAAAGCAAATTTAAGTTCTTCATCAACTTGATTTCCGTCCTTAATCCTTTGAAGATTTGCTTGAATCCTAGCATCATTGAATCCTTTAACTTTAAAAGATTTTTCAATGTAAGCTAGCTTCTGAGTTTCGGTAAGATTTTTAATATCAATCTTATCGTAATCTACGGACTCTTGAAAGTCCTCTAGTGAACCACCAGTGAGTAAGTGTTTAGACACCTCAGCCAGAAGCGGATTTTGGTTGAAAAATTGCTGTTGTTGTTCTTGAAGTTTTACATTAACTAGATCACCAACAAACTCTTGCAATCCTTTCTCATCATCAGCATACGTCTTTGGATTTCCGTTTTCATCCTTTAGTTCGTATCCTGATTCCTGGGCCAGTTTATTAACGTATGATTTCTCAGCATCTAGTTCAGCTTTGGTTTTTAAAACTTTACCATCATCGTCAACTAAATTGCCTTCATCGTCAAACTGCTGTTCTTCTTCATTGAGAATATCGTCATAGACCTCATCGAAAGCTTTAACTACGTTTCCGTCTTTATCAACAATATCTCCATTAGCATTAAAACCTTCTCCTTTATAAGTTTCGAGAAGTTGCTGACGTAAACTTTTATCTTCAGCAGATAAATCAGAATCATCAGCATATTTAGAGAAAGTAGTTTTTACCTTCTCTTTTGTTTCTTCATTAATAGCAGCATCATCTTTACTATCCTGATCTTCTTGGCCGGTAGAACCAGATGTTGCTTCGTTATCTTTTTTGTTGTCTGGGGTTGATTTCGGATCATCCGTATCTTCATCTTTTTTAGCAGGCGGTTGTTGTCTATCAGCACCAACTCCTGTACCAAGTACAGCGTCAAGTGTGAGTTCTCCTGCATCAGCTCCAGAACCGGGATCGTTTGCTTTACTTAAATCAGTAGCCATAATATTAAGAATTTACTTTAGGTGCCTTAGCCATTTGTTTGACTTTGGCATTAGTTTCTTTTTCTTTTCTCTTTTGTTCTTTCTCCTTCAGTTGGAGTTCTTTGTTATCCACTTTTATTTTGTGGTCATTCATACGCTCTTGTTCAGTATCGTCTTCGGGTTCTTCTCCCTCATTATCCATACCAAGCTCAAGCATTGCTTTATCCATTACTTTAGCGTAATCTTTATCAGCTTTGTAAATATCAACATCTCTATCAGCTTGTTTAGAAGCTTCTTGAGCTTGTTGTATTTCCATATTATTTTTATGATCTTGTTGTACCTTTTGTTCTTCTAATGCTTGTTGTTTCTCTTCCAGTTGTTGTAATACAAACTTACCTTTTGTAAAGTTAGTCATATCCAACACTTCTGTAAGCAAAGAAGGATTACGATCATTTTGTGCCATTGAGAAAGCGTACTGTTTAAGCATCTCAAGCTTCTCATTTTCAGCAGCACTATTACGGACAAAGACTCCGTAATCACTTTCAAGACGTCTAATGGCATCATCAGGATTAATAGTTAAGAAAGCTTCTCTTTGTTCACTATTAATATATTTTCCCTTCTTACCATTAATATAAGCTAATTTACTTAAATCTAGCAAACCAGCATAATCTTTTTCTTGAAATTTCTCAAACTTCCTATTAAGTTCTTCGCTAATTATAGCACTTCTAAAAATAGCTTGTTCTGTAACTGCCTTACCATCACTAGCTTGAGAATCACCGAATCGTTGCCTATTCATACCAATAGCATCCCAGAACTCCATCTTGATCGCGTTCATGATTTCATACATATCTTTAATGTATGATCCCAGCGACATATCAAGAACTTTGATACCTTGCATAGCTAATCCAGCAGTAGGAGAGGTTTCATCAACCATCATCATACTACCAGCATGAGCATAATACATAAATTTTTCCTCATCCCAGCCATTCTTTCCTTTAGGAATCAAGCCTTGAGGTATGATAGCAATCTTATCTTTATTCTTATTAAGAACTTTCTCAAATTGATAGTGAGCTATATCATAAAGAACTTGATAAGGTTCTCCAGTTTTCATAATACTAGCAACACGACCATCGTGTGTCAACATAAATCTACCGTTGTACGGTAATTTCTGTTTGCTACTATTGTTAAGCTCCATCCTATTATAAGGTAAAGGTCGAATATCGAAATAGTACCCATCGTCTATATCCATATATCGACCTTCCCATACTTGCGAAATCCAATCCCACTCTATTGCGAGATCACCATTTTCTTTATCTAACTTATAAGTTTCATCAACTTCTATTTCCTGAATTTGACCAATCTCATCAATATAAGTTAGGTATCCAATCTTCTGCCAACTTCTCCAAACAGAATGATACAAAGCGACCCCACCACCGCCAAGAGAACGATAGCGGGCGTTTCTATGATCGTTACTACTAATATACTGAGTGGGAAGAACAACATGACGAGCCTCATTACCCAGGTTATAACTACCTTCAGTAAGTTCTTTATGGAGTGCTTCTTTAGCATCTTCATCAAGTTTATCGTGAAATCTATCAAGTATTTCGTGTGGTTGACAATGTTCTTTTCTAACGGCCCAGGCTCCGTCTTCTACAAACCTGCTTTTATTGTTTTTAGGAAAGGCAAGTTCTTCAGCAGGTACCCACTCAAAATCAATATCATCATGGCTTACACCTTTATAAGTAAAGGCCCTGCCAACATCTACCCAATCAGAGTAGACATCCATAAACTTATCGTCTAAGTCTTTATCAAACTTAATAAAATCAAGAGTTTCTTGACCAGTTATAACTCTATTCTCGTCAAATTTTCTCTTGTATTCTTCTATTTGCTCTTGTAGTGGAGCTTGTTCTTGAGCTTCTTGGCCTGTAGAAATGCCAAGTGATTCTAACTCATTAATGACTTTTTGCGTGTGGTAATTCTTTACCAGTAGATTCAAACCTTGCTTATAAAGATTATCATCATCTGGATTTGTTTCTAAGACTTGTATATTTTGAAATCGCTTCCCAAACTCGCCAAGATATAGATTACGAACAGGCTGGAGAATATTAAAGTTCCTAAGTTTGGCACCAAATCGCTTATACTTCTGTACATTAGTATTGAGTGGGTTAAGAACGTAGTTATAATCTTCGTCATTATGTTCTCCATGAATGATACGCTTTATACGAGCAATCTCCTCAATATCATTCTCCCAATCTGAATTATCAATCAAATACTTAACACAAGACTCGCCCCAGGTCATGCCTGTAACCTTATCTCGTTTCTGTTTCTCTTTTAAAGAAATCTTTTGAGCAGGAAATACATTCATAGTCTAAAACCAATCTCTGTCAAAAACGCCAGTTCCTTGAGTAGTTTGCTGAGGTTTTGTAATCTCATTAAAAATATTTTCTTTCTTATCAAAGATACCTACAATTCGAGCAGAAATTCTATCAAAGTTTCCTTTTAGGTTAAACTTCAACAGTTCGAGCAGCAGGGCCGGGTCGTAAATATAATGCAAATTTAGCAATTTATTCCCTTGCTCATCTGTATTTCTTTTCTCTAATAACCAATCTCTTAGATATACAACACCGTTTTCTTTCCTGGTAGTATTGATATGGATACCTTTTTTCCTATTGCTAGAGGTCTTTCCTTGCAATGATTTTTGCCACATAAATTCAGGTTCTACAGCCAGCATATGTAGTTGACCATTTTCTCTAGCATAATTATAAACATCACCTCGGTCATTTTCATACTGAATTATAGCATTATAATATTCAGCTAACATGAACATTATATCATTGTATTGATCAGTAGTAGGAGGTCTACCAACAAAAGAAGCTACAAGTCTATCTCCTCCTCCAGGAGTAAAATTATTAGAACGCTGGTAAACATAACAAGCTCCCAAGGAATCTCTAGTACCTACATCATCAGCGTTCTTAGGTAATGCAAAGGGGTCATGTTCTATCCTATATAAATTATCAGGTATTAATCCAGTACCAGGATCACGCCAAGGATTTTCCCAAATAGTAACACAACCATGAGGATCATCATTAGGTTTAAGAGGATAATGAATAATAGGATCATGCATCTCTGCTTGTTCAGTATCATTCATAAACATCTTATTTATGAACTTTACCTTGCCTGTCTTAGCATCCCTGGTAAGCTTTCCTGTCCTTGTAATTGCCTTAATATCAGGGTCTTTCATAACTCGCCTGTATTGTTCCTCAAGCAAGTCAGTTGGGAATATGTTATACTTGGCTCGACTAAACGCCTCTCTTGGAGTAAAAGGTTCCTCCATTACATAATCTGTCAGCTTGCTCGCTTTTCTAGACTTCTTACGTTTCAGCCTTTCCCGTTCCTCAAATCGAATAGCTCCCTGAACATCACTATTTCCATGCTCGTCAAAAAATCCTTCTTTACCCATATAAGAAGGAACAAAGAAACCACACTCAGTTCCTCTAGCATCATCATCCCATATATTGTTAAAGCTCAGAAAATCCTCAGTACTTGGAAAATAGAAGAGATCCTCAAAATCCTCCCATTGTTTATCATCACCACCACCAGTACCAAAGACAATCATTAGACCAGTAACAAAAATACCAGCTTTAAGAGTAGGTAAAGTAGAACTTAATACCTTACTAAGTATAGGGTTCTTACCAGATTCTTCTAGCATCATAAACAAACAATCCTTACCACGAAGAGCACCAGGATTATTAGGAGCAAAGCTACCACAGAAAATACTACTTTTATAACCGTATTCAATACCAGTTCCATCATTAAGTTGATAACCAAACTTAATCATGTCCTGTTTATCAATACTTCTACGCTTTCTCCAATCAGTGTGTTCTGCTATATGCTGCAAGTAATTATCAGCCATAGTCATGGTACCTCCAGGATAAAGACTATCGGAGTTAAAAGCACCAAGACCAGTAACACTATCAGGGTAAAGGTCAGCCTTATCAGCAGCTAACCAACCATTCTTATAAGAATAACCTTTACGACGAGCTTTAGCAACTACTAAGTGCCTTGCCTTTTTACGAGCCAATTCTACACTCATAAAATAGTAGTAGTCACTATCTAAAAACTGAGGAAAATCACGTTCTTTTCTCTCAACCAAATGCTGGACATCATCAATTTCACCACCAGCATCAAGGATAACCCGTACCTCTTCAAGCACCTTATGAGATACTCGCTTAATTGGAGCATAATTCAAATACCCATAATGCTCGCCGGTAATATACAAATCTTGTAAAACCCATGTACCATTGTCTTTCTCGACAAGTCGTGCGGGTGCATGATACCCCTCTTTCCTTCTACGTTCTTCCTCATCCCAAAAAGCATTGAACTCATCCCTATCATAGTCAGGGTGGTACGTAGTATAAACACCATGCTTTCTAAAATGATTAGCAGCAGGACTAAGAGCTTGTGTATTATAGAAGATAATATCATTAAATTCAACAAGTTCTTCATCTTCTATACTATGAGAAAAAGAAAAGGGGTTATCATAAACCCCTAAAGAAGGATCGTGTTCAAGATTATCAAGAACACGATCAGGCAAAGCCTTTAATATATCATATGATCTATACTCTTTATGCATTAACGTATTTCATCATATAATCCTTCAAATGTATTTGATGCTAAAGGAGTATCAAAAGGATGTATAAAAACACAACCATTATAATGTTTTACACCCTTAACTTTCAAGTAATATTGACCGTTAAGTTTATAAACAGGATACATATTACCAAAGATAGCAACAGTATTAGGTTTCATATTATCATTAACATAAAACCGACAAGCACGTTTTTCAACTCCTGTATCCTTTTCTCTAGCAAGAAATACAGTCATTTGAATTGTATCTGGATTAACTTTGCCTACTACCATTCTCTATCTAGTATTTCGGTTATACTTAAATACTTCCTCATGCCTGCATTAGTAGCAAACATTTGGTCTGAATCTCTGTCCCCAAACATAACACAGCTTTTCAAATCCAGACATAACTCCAAAGCTAAATCATAAGCCATTCCAGGATTAGGTTTCCTATGATAAGATTCCATCTCCGTACAATAAGCATACGATACTGTATTTGAAGGTAAAGATAGTAACTTTTCAAGTCCAGCACAAACCGTATTGATTTTCCTAAGAAAAACCTTCTCAGTTAAATATCCTTGTTCAATACCACCCTGATTAGTAACTATACATATTTTATAACCTTTATCAGCATAATACTTTAAAGCAGCAAGAGTACTATCAATAAATTTCCAATCTTCACTATGAAGTGGAAACTTTCTACCACTCCTGGTTTCAATTAAAGTACCATCAAGATCTGTGAAAACGGCTATTTCCATAATCTGTAATAATTATTTCTTTATAAGTTTCTCTAACTAAATGCTGAAGTCTACCTATAAGAACCTCAGTATGTTCAGGAACATCTTCACCATTAAGTATATAATGCTCCTCCACCAGACGTCGAACCTCAAGTTCGATCTGTTTCCTTTTACTAGGCATTGCAGTATGTCTTTTAATTAATTCCAAAATGAGTAACACTTTTAGAATTAGTTACAACTCTTTTATGATAATGATCTATAAGTAGATCAGCACATTCTTCCAAATATGGAGTTATAGGTATAAACTTAGGTTTTTCATTAGGTCTAAGATGACATATCTCTAACCCATTCTTAACCAATTTATAGCCCCACCTTATCATTAGAAGAGCATACATACTTAGCTGCATACTATAAATCATTCCTTTAGCTTCAGGTAAATGATCTATAGGAGCTAACAATTTATTATTAGTAGGAACGAATTGACTAGTCTTTTGGTAACTTCCATCAGGCATTTTTACCTTTTTAAAATAACCAGACTCAAATACCATTACGTCCTTATTAGTCTTCCAGTCTAAAATAGCAAAGTGCTTACCTTTTACAATAAGCACATCTATCATTCCAGCTATTTGAAAAGCAGTACTGAATATCCGCTTTTCTGCATACAAAGTACACCCCATACTGATATACTTAGATAGCCGGAAATAAATAAGAGGATACCTATATTGTATCCCGGTACTTTCAAGATCGTGTTGGGTTCGCATCACCAAAACCTCACCAGATAAAGAGTGCATCGGTTTTACCTGCCTATTGGTTTTGCCAGTAGGATCGTTCTTACTCTGATTGATCGTATTCTCAAGATTATCATGAATTTCATTACCTCTAGCACAAGCTATATCAGTAAGTCTTTTCCATTCATTATTAGTGAGAGAGGCACGAAAAGCATTAATAGGATTATTATAAAGTTCATCAATATCCCTTACAATACCATTAACAGTAATTTGTTTACCTCTATGCCTATCGTGCCTAACCTCAAAGCCTGCTTTTTGCAGAGCTTTATACATCAACCAATATTTCTTATTAAAAGGTTTCTTATAAGCACCAATTAAAGTAGTAACTGAAGTATATACTATACCTTGATCATCGTAATACTTATGAGGACCAGGATCAAAACTAATTTTAGTTTGACGTTCAGGTGGATATTTACTCAGTTTCTCCATCTTCTTCTCTAAGCATCTTTTTAATAAACCTAAGATTATCTGCCTTATAAAGATCTACCTCATCTTCATACCTATCATCAACAGGTGCGTAATCCCTAAAGAGAGCAAGTATAGCATCAAAACTGATACATACCTTGATTTCTCCCACATCATCAAAGCGAATGACGGTACCGTTAGGAGCATTATTGAAGCTAGAAATATTATCAGGGTGGAAGTTAAATACCCCCCTGTTAATATCCTCTTTAATTTTTCCAGCATTATCCTTATACGGCACATAGTAATTAACTATGAGATTTACCTTCCTCATTTTCTTTGCTCTCTTCTTCCTATTTTACCACCTCCACGAACTTCAGCAGTTTTCTTCTGTTCCTGAGCTAGTATCTTCTTTAACTGTTCAACAGTACCTAAGTTATCAGGCAGTCTATCAGTTATCTTCTGAATATTATCAGTAAGTTTCATCATACGATCAGTAATACGTTCCTCCTTTTTAAGCAACTCAATTAACTGATCTTCATCCTTACAACCATCAATCTCCTTATGTACTTGTGTCAATCCTCTTTTCAACCTAGACTTCTGCTCGTTGAAAAGATCCAAATCCCTACCTATAGAATGAACTGCTCTCTTAGCAGCAATATAAGCTTTATAATTATGACTTAATTCTAGACTATCAATATAATGATCAATACATTTTTGAACTAGATCATCACTTTTCCACTTATCAGGAAGATGAGCGTGTTTAAAAGCTTTTTCGTGTCTTTCCTTATTAGATAAGTCCGCATACATAGAGTGCGGATCGTACATAAGATAAATATACAAAAATTCGGAAAAAGCAACAGGCTTATTCCGATTCGTTTTATCCCTAGCAATAAGCTCCCTATAACAAGGAATGGTTCTAGCTTCCTTGAAGTTTATCAATAATTGCCCTTCTTCTGAGATCGTGAAAATCATCTAACTTTAGTTTTTTACCGTTATTAAGCTTCTGATAAGGATTACTAACATCAGAAGAATAAGGAGCATCAAGAAGTTCTTCCAGTGTAATAGCTCTCCTGTTCTTGCTCCTACGTTTTCTATCTTCTATTCTTATATCCTGTACCCTACGCTTTTCTTTTTTATAAGCTTCCTCTCCATGCTTATCCTTAATCTCATTAAGATACTCTCTAAGTTTGTGAGCTTCTACTTTATAACTCCTACATATTCTACCAAAATGAGATAATCTAACTTCTACACCTTTAGCAAAAGCAAATATAGCAGCATCAAACTGAGAAGAGGCTATATCGTTAATCTCAGCAATAGATATATCAACATCAAACTCTTCTTTCATCTCTGCTTTTATATCAGCAAAGATATTATCAATAGTAGTATCGGTTTTCATATTGCTGACATCATTTTAAGACCACCAACTTCAAATTCTAAACCATGCTGAGGTTTAAGATTAAAAAAGTTAGTACCAACAACCTTAACAAGAACACCATGAAACCAGAATCCTACGGCATCAAAAGCAATATCATCATCAGTCCTATTATGAAAAGTAATAAGTTGAGCATTAGAAATAATAATACCTTTATCAACTTCTTCCAGTTTCCACCATTCATGATTCCTAGTAGTTCTAACTTTACGAATATTAGTAACCTCTTTCCTTTCATGTAATAATCCTACATCAAGAAATAGATCAGCGTATAAAGAATTATCAGGATCAACCCAAAATAGGGGTATATCAGTAACAGGCTGCCTACCCGATAAAACAGATGAAAGATAATAATCTCTTGTTTTAATTTCAGAACTCATTTCTTTAGTATTTTGATTGCTCTTAAAAGACCATCGCGGTAATCTGGGTCATATTCTTTACGTGGTATCAGTTTACTTATCACATCTTCAATCGCCTTTATCTTTTCCTCACGTTCCAGCTTACTTGCGTATTCGTGGTAGGTTTTGGCAAAGGTTATCATCTGTTCTTTTGAATATATAATATCATCCTCTACATTTCCATCCCACCACTCAACAGTTCTGACTCCATTAAAACAAGACTCAGAATTGGGTATTTCTTCAGTTTGAAATTCAAGAAATTCCTCCGGTGTTTTAATCTTGCTCATCTTGTCAACTTTTAGGTTTACTTTGTTCAGTTTTTGTCAACTTTTAAGTTTACTTCTTCGTTTCGTCCTCCAACGCTTGGTACAGGAGAACTAAATCCATAGTCACATCGCCATCGCATTTTTCACACCGATAGTTGGCCCTGCCCTTACGATACCACTTGGCGTTGCAGCAGTATGTTTTGTATTCTTCAAGTTTAATCTTGCTCATGATGCAGTAGTTGATCCAACATCATGATTCCTTACTGTAAAATCATGAGCGATAATAGTAATATGTTTGTTTTCACCTTCTACAACATATCCTCTATCAGAAAACCAGTCTTTAAGTTCAGAAACCAGATACTTAGAATCATCTGATGATAAGGGACCTTCTTTACTAGTAACTTGTAAATCAAGTTTCAATACTCCTGTAATCTTTTCGTAACTCATATCTCAGTGAATTTCACATCTATCTTTACAAGAAGTACAAACATAGTGTATAGAAGTAAGTCCCTGAGTAATTGCAGGAACATCACAACAATCACTTAACGGTAAGGGTCGCTCCAATCTTTTCCGTGGAGTCGGATTCGTCAGACTCTTCATCTTGTGTTGTATTATCATTAATAGCTTTATTAGCAAGTGCTATAGTAATATTCTGAAAAGCTAAATACAGAAATTCATCAGCAAGCTTTTCACTATAATCTACTCTAAGAAACTCAGCAGCAGTCTTAGCTACATAATGATTCTCATAAATGTGAGTACGAGAATTATCAACAGTAGAAGACACATAAACCCTTATAGTACGAAATAGCTTAGTACTTTGAGGCATACCTCTCTTTGCAAGATCCTCTAATTCTTCCGGCGAATTACCAAGTGTAAGAATTTTAGCAAATTTACCAATCTTGTACGAATATCTTAGAGGATATTCTGGAGTTTCAACAGCTTTACGATTTAAGGCATTAATGTAAGCATCAAGCCTCTCAACAGCAGTCATTTTCATTTTTCCTTTTTATTAAGTGATCCATTAAGTCTAGCAACCATTAAATTAGTTTCAGATAGAGTAACAAGATCATAAGATCTTCCATACTTAGATCTATCAAACCATATAGTAGAAGTGGTCTTAGTTATACTCCAACCGTTGTCCATAGCTTCATCATATATTCTGGTAGCAAAGTCCTCATGACACCTAACATAAAGGGTATTTCCAGAAGCTCTCCTAAGAGAAAAATAAATAATATTACCTGTTTCTTTCACAGTATAAACATCATTAATAGTGGTCATATTATAATGAATTATGGGGTTATCAACAATATGGTAATAAAATTAGTGATTGTATAAGAAAAAGTAAAGAAATTTATGTATATTTGACTTATATCGCTGAAAATCAGCAGATTAGAAGAAGCCGATAATAAACAAAGCTAGTTATGTCAATAGTAAGAGTAGACTGTGGTAGAGGATTTCTTATTTGGTTAAGTGAAGAAGCAGAAAGGGAATTTAATAGGCTATTACTTGAAGAAGAAGATGGGAATGAAGATAAGGATGAAGAAGAAGACCATGTAGCAGACAGAGGAAGAGACTAACCTATATTAGTAACTTTATAAT